ATTAAATGAATGGTCAATCCAGTGGTCAATATGTGGGGGAGTCTGTTCATCGGTGACGAGTACGATGTTCCCTTACAAGTAGGAGATGAATTTTCCAATACTGTTTTGAAAAGTATCGCTCAACATCCACATTTTCAACCACAAAGTGTACCTCTCAAGACTTTATATACAGTCATGAAAAAAGATAGCGCAGTATCACGGTTTGCAAAAAACGGCGACGGGTGGTTTGAGAGCAAATACGGCACCGATGCCAACACCATTATTCGCATGTGTCGTAAAATGCGCCGACACGACAAATCATTTCGTGAAGAGTATGACGGTATCATCAAAGATATACGCCGTGTCAAGGCTATGGAAGTTGATTTAACTATCAAGTCTCTTTCGTGGGCTGACGGTATGGAAAGCGCAATCCGCAACATAGGTCTTGATGACCGCTCACTCAAGGCTTTACGAAAGTTTGGAGAATCAAGAGGGGTTAGTTTACAAAAAGCATGCCATCAATATCTCAAAGCGGTCACTGTGCTTCAACACCTTAACGACAAGTTGGATTGGGACATTGACGACCAGCAAAATTGGGTTGATGCAAACGATATGAAAAAGGAGGCACAGAAAATGTGGAAAAACACATTGCATCAAATTGATGGGTTGAAAAAGACGGATGTTGCCGCTATCAATTTTGCATCCGAACTTTTACAAAAAGAGGGTGCTCTTGGAAGTCGTGAAATTGTGCGACGAGGCTATGGTACGCTTAACAAATCTATGACACCGGGTAAAATGAGTTCTCTACTCAAAATGTATGGTGAAGAAGTAGATGTGTACAAAGGAAGCGCAAAACAAACTTTCGTTAAACAAGGTTCTGATGGCTTCATTGTAAAAGACACATGGGCCTACACAGCAGGATTTGTTGATGCTGATGGGAGTATTTTTATTTCGGAGCGTGGCGACCCCCGTGTAACAATTGTGGCCAGCGGTGATAATGGCCTTATGCACTGCGAAGAATTGCAAAAAATGATTGGCTGTGGTCGTCTTGTCTCCGACCAAAAGTTGGCAAAAAACACCATCAAACCCGTACACCGACTTATTTTCTCGTCAAAAAACGATATTCGTGAAATACTCAAAGGTGTGCTTCCACATCTCAAACTCAAATCTTTACAAGCCAAAGCAGTGTTGAATTACATTGAAGAGAAGGACTCCATGCGAAAGACTGAGTTGTACCAATTGGTGACCTACAACAATTGGAAAGAGCATAAAAACAAAGCCGCCTCTCTTCTTGACAAGTGGGGCTTGAACGCTGATACGATAGGTGGATTTGCTGAGGGATTGTGATGGCAGAAGAACAAGGCAGAATATCTCGTTTCCTTTCGGCGTTGGGCACACCATTTCGTCGTAAAGAATCTCCTACTCCTACCATGCCGTTGTGGACAAGTGGTATTCAAGAACCTGTGATGGCACAAGGTATTACGATACCTGCCCTGTACGCTGTGAGTAATGAATCGTTAATTCTTCGTACAGTACTTGCGAAATTGCGCCAAGAAATGTTTCGTCGTGGTTACTACTGGGAAAAGAAGTTTGCTCGCAAATGCACAGTGTGTGATGAAGAGTATCAAAGCGAAGTTGAGGTTTGTGAAGCATGTGGTGGTTCTGTCCGTAAACCCGATATTGACCAACTTACCTATCCAAAATGGCTTTTGAAACAAGAAAACAGCATGGAGCAATCGTTCATCAATGTTCTAAACGAAATTGAGGCTGACCTCAATGTGGTGGACGATGCTTTTATGATATTGGTAAAAGAATACTTTGTTGACCCTAAAACCAAAGAGGTAGCATTTTATCGCATCAAAGAGATAATGCGAGGCGACCCTATCTTTATGCGTATTGTTGCTGACAAGCGTGGTGTGCGTGGTGGTCGCTACAAAACATGTCTCATCCATCGTGACCAAATCAAAACTCACGCAGAAGATGACAGTTGTGAAATATGCGGTGCCGACCTTCATGATGTGCATTATGTGAACATGGCAGGTAGTGGAAAAACGCAATACTTTGTTGAAGGTGAAGTCTTACACATAAGCAAATACAAACCGTCCAAATTGTACGGTCGTTCCCCAGTCAACACAATGTGGCGACAAGCCATGACACTCACAGCCATGGACAATTACATTTACACCGCTTACCAAAAGAGGCGAATGCCAAAAGGCATCGTATCGGTCACTACTGACAACTTGGAATCCATGAAATCGTTTTGGAAAGCAGTGGACGAAAAAATGGAGCGTGACCCCCATTATGTGCCGAAAGTTGGCATTGAATCTGCAACTGGTCGTGGGGGTGTCAATTGGATTAAATTTATGGACACGCTTGAGGAGATGCAATACATTGCTGTGCGTGATGAAATACGAAATCGGATAGCCGCATTTTACGGTGTCTCATCAGTCTTTATGATGGATGCAGGGAAGAAAGGAGGCTTGAATAACGAGGGTATGCAGATTCTCGTGACAAATCGTGCTGTGGAGTTTGGACAAAAGGTGTACACTGAAATTTTATTCCCACGACTGCTCAAGCAAATGGACATCACTGATTGGAAACTTACACTTTATCCAAATGAGGAAGAAGATGAAATCACTCGTTTGCGTCGTGATGAACAGGAACTCAATGTTGCTCAACGCATGACTCAATTGGGTTTCACACCTGAACTTATTGAGGACACGGCTAACCGTGATATTCGTTTCACTTACAAGCGTCCCGAACCTCAGCCACCACAGCAAGGTGCTCCACCAATGGGGGGTATGCCACCCGGTATGCCACCCGGTATGCCACCGGGTATGCCACCAATGCAAGGTATAGGGGCACAAATGCCGCCGCAACTTGCACAACAAATCATGCCTCCACCACAACCGGGTGGTCAAGGGGTCGGTATGCGAAATCGTGGGCCAGCGGCACCACAAAGAAGGGGTAGCATGGGAAGTGGGGCACCATTTAGCAATGTTCAACAACGAGGGCCAGCACCATCAACGCAACAAAATTTGAGTAATGCACTGCTGGATGCTCGTCGCCCTCGTGGACAGTAATGCTCTTAAAGACGAAAGACATGAGGCGAACATAGCAGGGATTAACATGGACTTGTTGAAAATGCACCCGATGGCAAGAAAAATGGAACAAGCGCAGAAATCTTTTATCACTGCTCTTGAAAACGGAGATGGTCAAATGGCCAAGCAACATCTCAGCGAAGTGCAAAAACTCAGCGATTTTTTGGCCGATGATTTGCACCAAGAAATTACGAAATCCGCTGTCGTGGCTCCTCAAGGCCCAAGGGACATCTTTGCTGGTGGTGTTCCAGTCATAAAAATGCAAGAGCAAACCCCAGTCAAAACCGCCATGGAAGGACAACGACTTGGTTTCATGTCCTCTTCGCAACACAAACCGCAATACAGGCGCAGTGCTGGAAGTTATGGCCGAAGAGTTTGAGGTGATTGCATGAGTGAGTCAACTGATGCCGAACAGTTGATTGGGGTTCTCATCAATAAAATGGAATCCATGGATTCAAATCTCATGCTTTTGAAGGCTGAAAATGACGCACTCAAAAGACTGATTAACAACCCACAACAACTTCTTCGTAAAATGGGACTTGTTAATGTTTCAACTCCTTTCACCGAAGACTTGCAAACTGACCCTTTTCGTGGTGATATGACGCTTGAAAACAATACACTTCTCAAGAGTTCACCCGAAATAGGCACCATGAGCAATGAAGACATCCATGCCATGTCGTGGGAGGACATTCACGAAATGGCACACAGCGCAAAGGAGGCTAAACAATGAAACCAAGATATGACGAATCACCACTGTTGAGAAAAGCCGTTGAGTTGGAGCAAAGACTTGACCGTGTAATAAAAGCACAGCCTGACTGCCCAAAATGCAGAGATGGTAAATTGAATAAACAGGGTTCTTGCATGAAGATGGACTGTGATGGTAAAATGGCTAAGGCTGACATGGCTACCAAAGACAAATACTGCATGAAAAACTTCGGTAAGAAATACTCCGAATGTTCAGCAAAAGAAAAAGCACAATGCGACAAGGTTCACGGAAAAATGACCAAAGCCGAACCCGGATTCAAGACTGAGAAAATTACTGACATCAATCCTGCGTTCTATGCTGAATCGGGTGGACAGACCAAAAGCGGCTACTTTACTACCAATGGGCGAACCATTGAAACTGAGGACGCTCCAAAGAAAAAGAAGCCAAAAGAAGCCATTGATACTCAACGCCTTGGTTCTCGTATGAACCCCCATGAAGGAAGAGGTGCTGAGCGAGAAGACACGGCGGGTGAGCGTTGATGCCTAACCCACGAGCATTTTTACGAGAGAGTGCGGCTCCTGCAATCTGTGGTTCGTGTGGTGCTGTAGAAAGAACTGGATGTCTTTTGCATGGTGGTATGGACATACACGCCTGTCCACAATTTAGACCGCTCTGATAGGGCGGTGATAGCATGAATGACCATTTCTATGTGTGTAGCAATCAATTGCTTAAATCACTGGATGACGGTCTTGACCTCGTTTATTCGGCGGCTGAGTACATCCTTGCTTACGAAGCACTTGATACGCCCCCAAGCGAACCTTTGTTTAAATCACTCAAAGCCACGGCTGAGATGATTTACAAGCAGGAAGAAGAGCAAACGCAAGTGGAAAAACCGTATCATCTTCCCGAAGGTAAAGGGTATCTCTTTGCCTTGCAACACACGCACGGCGAGCCGACCAATCATGTGTGGAAGGATGGCCTTCAATCACCCGTAAACAAAAGGAATCGGCATGCTGTGTGGCCATATTATCAACCAAAGGATGGCACGCACCCCTATCAGCGGCATCACTTTCCGTTTCACGAAGTCAATCACCCACTTCTTCGCACCAACGCAGTAACGGGGATGCCGGGGTATGTAGAAATGCTACGCAGTTGGGCCTTGGGAGGTCATGGTAAAGAGGAAAAAAGATTGGAAAAAAACTTCTTTGACACGCTTGGGCCAAAGCATCCTATTGTGGCTGGTCATCAACGGGAAGGAGGGAAAAAAGTAAACATAATTGGGAACACTCGTCCTAATGGCACACTTCTTCATCATCAATACGATTTGTATGAAAGAGACTTTTCCAAATGGTTGAAAAGAAATTCTGCTCGTAGAGATGAATTATTGGCTGAGGGCTTGGACAATGCAGAAACTCTTGAGCAACTTGAAAAGGAGCATTTTGATGACCGTGCGGCTATGTGGGAGGCTGATGATGATAACAACATGGTATTGGATGATAAATACGAAGAGCATCCTACACGACTTGGCCATCTTGGTTACATGCTTGGTCTTGAGTGGTTCAGTCCCGAAGAACGCACAGCAGTTATGGAACACATCAATGAAAAGGGTCTTGACGAGCATGATTTGATTACGCTACCTAACAGAGAAAAGTTCCCTGCGGCTCGTTTGGTTTACAACGCTCTTATGCGTATGACACCGGAGATGAATTGGGCTATTCGTCCAATGACACACATGGGGCGCAACGCCCATTATCATCAAGAAAACAACGATAACGATTACACCAAGGGCGAGGAGGGTATGTTTTTGCAACAAGCCTTGGGTTCGTTAGCGCACGAGCCATTGGAGGAGTTTGACAATCGTTCTCTTTCAAACCACATTCTTGAGCGCATCCGAGACAATTACGAGTTGAGTGGACATCACAAAGTGCTACCACGATTGAACATTCACAAAGAGCCAATGAAGGAACTTGACAAGGATGAGATGGTTGAAGCAATGAAAAGTCATTTCAAAGGCAAGAAGCAGGGGCTTGAGAAGGTACGAATGTCCACTGCTGACTTGCTTTACTTGGCTGGTTATGACCCTAAGACACGAGAGTTGCTAACCGACCACCCAATTCATGGTAAATTGGACGAGCCAATTGTTGATGCTGGAATGATTGACTACCTTGAGGCAATAGCAAAATCAAGGTCGTCGCTTCATGCTGGTATCAAGGACACTCGTAACCATCGTGCTTTTTTCACATCACCACATGGCCCTCATCCAAAAGAAGAAAAAGCCCCTTATTGGCAAACTCACAAAGATGGCTTCACCTACGGCCCCGGTCGGTTTTGGGATTCACCCTTCGCAAAGATGGGTGGGGCTGGTATGGCACTGGCAACTTACCACGAAGCCCTTCACGCTACTCATGCGGGTGAGGATGGTTCTTCGCCGTTTGTAGAAGATATGGACGACGGCGGTGAAAACTTCTTCCGACCAAACGCTATCAACACTACGCTTGCTAACCATTTTATGCCCCTCAAATCACGCATTATTGGTGAACTGACAGGCAACAAATACGGTTCAAAGTTTAGGTACAACAATGATGCTGAACACCTTCAAAATCTTCTTTCACCGTTTGGTACATCAAAGAAGTACCCAAATCGTGAAGGCACGACCAACAAGAACAACTACACTGAACACAAGACAACGCTCAATCCCGATTACGAGTACACGATTCGGCACATGACAGCGCAAGAGCGTAAAGACAGGTTTGGCCCACACTTGCGTCCTCTACAACACCCACACACTGTTATTCCAACACACCATGTAGGTGGTCTTACCGGCTATGGTTCTTCACCATCAGACAGCAACATGTACAAAAATGCACAATTGGCTCATTTTCTTGGTACACTTGGCGGTCGTATGAATCACCCCCATCAACCAGCGGAAAAATCATTGATGAAAGTTCAAGACTTCCTCCGTGGTGATGAGGCATTCAGTGGTGGAGAAAGCAAAGAACACTTCATGGATTTTATGCGTTGGGGTGGGGGTGGTTTTTCATTCAATTCACTGAAAAATCAAGTTCTAAATGATGCTTCTTTAAATCACGGTATGACCGCCATCACACAAGCGTCCAAAATTTTAGGCACACAGAACCCACAGGAGATTTTGGATTATCTTATTCACGGCGAAAACCATGATGAGTTGAACAGAGCGATGCTTGCACGAGGACTCGGTGAGTTAAACGAAAAGCAATTGAAAGCAGGTATCAACTCCATGATGGGGGTTATGACTGAGGAACTGCAAGCGAAGAAAAAGACACAGAAAACAAAAACCACAATGGCGGCTGACGAAAAGGATGCTGTTTCTCGTTTGCTTCAATTTGGTGGTATGTTGCCATCATCGCAACAGGAAGCCGAATTAACAACGATGCTTGAAGAGTTGAATCAAGAATTGACTGAAAAACAAACACGGGGCGCACCCATTGAAGAGTTGAGTTCACTGATGAATGAAATCAACGACACCACACGACAGTTGGAGCGAGCGCAACGAGGGGCACAAAAAAAGAGCAAAAGCACCATGTGGAAACTTGATGCTGACCGAACAAAACAATTGTTTGGTGGTCACCGACAAACTATCGCTGAGGTGGCACGAGATGTGCTTCTTCCAAAATATCTTGAGCATGACCCTGATGCCTTCAATCCTGATGAGCCAGCAAAGTTCATTGCAAATACCAGTCAACTGATGCGTGACGCTCAACGCTACATCGTGTCGGTACCTCATAGCGTACATGGTGTCTCCTCAATCAATTACGGTTTGCAGGCTTCCGTGCGAGACACCGACCCTGCGGCGCAAAATCCGTTCCATGCTACCATCGCCAACCATTTATCTACAAACGGCGTAATGGTTGACGGTGATGAAAATCCCGACAAGTTGTTGGACAAACTTGGGATTCAACGAACTCCCGTTGCGAAACAAAAAGCGCAAGAACTCATTGAATTGGTGGGTGAAAGAGGTGCGCCGTTGCAAGTCTCTACAATCAAAGATATTCTTCTTAGCGGTAAAATCCCGAACATTGACGGCCTTGACCTCAAACATTTTACCGATGAAGAGATGATGAACAAGCCCGAAGATGAGTTGGATGACCATGAAGCGTTCTACCGACATGCACGAGAAAACGGGTATCATCAAGCCATGAGTCATTTCTCACAACAGGCTGACAAAAAAGCATGGGGTGGACATCTTTCTCACGCCATTCCACGAGCCATGGGTATGAAACTCAATCCACAACAATTTAAAGATTCAATGAAAGCCGCTGGTATAGGTTCTATTCGTGGTGATGTTCACGGAGCAAAAGGCTTTGGTAGCCAAACAAAGGCTCGTAAAACAAATGATACCAAAAATCATCTTGACACGATTGTTCACTTTGACCCTCGTGTGCTTGAGGAAGAGGAGGGGGTATTTACACCCGACTTTGAAATCCCCGAAACGGCAGGTATGTCGCAGTACCCGTTGGGTATTCCTTCGCCTGCACACGCAGGGTTGACGGACAACTTTGACAGTGGGGCGTGGCACAAAGGGTATGAATTGACTCCTACACTTGGTGCTGAATTTGGTGATGACGGTACCATTCATGTTGGCTCAAATGTTGGAACGGGATTATATCATAGCGTTCCGTTGGAATTGGCCAGTGTGGTTCATGGAGATGATGTAGTGCAACAAGTTTATCCTAACGCTCCTCCGCCTATGTACCCGGACAACGCACATCAAAGCATGAACATGGAGACAGCAGAAACAGCCAGCACAAATCCAACTACCATTTCAGCAAGCGAGATGACTGAACTCATCACCTCACTACTTGACCCGGATGTGCTGTTGACCAAGAGCGATGATGCAAAATGGAGTCCTGCTGTTCGGCCTATGCACCGCATTTTTGATTTGGCCGACCTTCAACATCTTCGTGGTTTCAGTGGCTCATGGGTTGTAAGTAAGTGGTACGATGGAAAGCGAGTCATTATTGTACGCAATGATGATGAAATAACAGTGTTTGATGAAAACGGTCGTAAGAAAGGGCTACGCAAAGCCACTAAAGAAGCCCTTGAGAAGATGAACGACAAGAATTACACGCTTGACGGTATTCTTGGTGAAGAGGAATTAAACATCATTGACATCATCAATTATGACGACACCAATGTGGGTGAAATGCAGTTGTTTGAACGGTTGAAAATTCTTCGCTCGCAGTTTGACAGCCAAGAGCATGTGATTGTTCCCGGCCCACACGACACTCGCATGACTGACGATGAGGGACTGGCCGACGCTGTGAAGAATCTCAAAGAAGACCACGATAACATTCTGTTGCGAGACAACAAATCCACCTACATGCGTGGAGAGCGACGACATCCAAAGTGGATTGTATATCGTGATAGCCGGGACTTCAATTTCATTATTCTTGACCGTCGTGGTAAAGGCCCGTACACTTATCAGTTGGGTGCTGGCCCCATCCTTGAGATTGAAGGGCTTGGTAATAGGGCTGTAGAGCATGATGGTGAACACTACATGGATGTAGGTACAGCACATAATCAACGCATGGTCTTCAAAGTTGGAGACATTGTTCGTGCGTCAATCACGGGTATTTCCAAGAAAAACCGCAAAAATCGTCCTGTGTACAATGTGCAAGTCAAAGAGTTGGAGGGAGAAGGTGAGGGAGAAGGTGCGGCAAGCACAGAATCTCTTGACCTCATGACCAAAGCATTCGCTCCAATTCTTGTGCCGCACGATATTCAAATCTCAAATTCGCAGATTCAAATCGTGTTGAAGGGAGTTGACACAGTAATGTACGACATGGAAGAAATAGGAGACTTTTGGTATGTTCATTCCCCAAAAAGCACAATGGGTGATTTGACCAAGACCGATTATCCAGTGGTGTTGGCTGAAAGCCTCATGCCGTTTTGGTCTTCGGTTGCCCCGCTGATGGTAAAAGGAATACTCAGTAAACAAACTGAAAGTGATGTAATGCCAAAACTCCCCTCAAAGAAACGCACTGAAAACCAAAGTGGCGGAGTTCTTGAGGCAGACGATGAGAATCGTTTACTCAAACCCAATCAAACCAAAAAAGCCTTGGAGGTTATTGTGCGGGCTTTGGACAAAATCAGTAAAGAGAAGATGACATTTACCGGCCCTAAAGGACTTGGAATTGATGTCGGTACACCGCAAGAATCACCTCGTGGCCCAACTCAACTTCGTCACGAGTCCACTTTGCCGGATTATGATGGTGAAAAGAAAATTACTGATGAAAAGAAAGAGAAGAAAACCGAGCGACTGAACCACATTGAAGTGCAAACTGACGAAGGTGAAAAACTCTCTATAGACTACGACAATGACCAGCCGTTGCTATCTCGTCAATAGCGTGTGATATAAATACCATAACAGATAGTCGGATGCTCAATGCTCAGCATTCAGCGACCCACAGATGGTATCACTCTTCTCAAGAGTGGTAACGATTTGGTGGTTGCTGGTTACGCCTCGGTTGAACTTGTTGACAAGCAAGGCGACCTTATTACTCGCTCAGCCCTAAAAGACGCTTTTGATGGCTTCATGAAGGGCGAAAAGTACCGCAATGTGCAATTGGCTCATTCCAACATTCAAGTTGGTGAAGTCATTGACTCGTACATTGATTCCAACGGACGCATGTGGAAATCCGAAACGGATGACACAGGGCTGTTCGTTGTTGTTAAACTCCGCAACGATATAGAGAAGGCTCGTGAAGTAGCCGCTGAAATCCGCAAGGGCAACCTTCGTGGATTCTCCATTGGAGGACAAGCATTCAAGCGAGTGCGAAAATCCGACATGGAAAAAGGCGATTACCAAGAGATTTCAAAAATGGAGTTGCATGAGGTGACGATTTGTGAAAAGGGTATCAACCCCGAAGCACAGTTCAGAATTTTAAAGGAGGACACAAACATGACTGACGAAAACAGCGATTTGACAGAAATTATGTCACGACTTGAAAGCAGACTGGATGCCATGGAGAAGGGGGAACTTCCTCCTCAACTCCGTGAGCACATGAAAAGCAAGAAAGGCGGCGATGAAGAAAAAGAAAAAGATTCCGACAAAAAAGAGGATGACAAAAAGGAAGACCACGGCGACAAGATGGCTTACATGAAGGGTGATGAATACTCTGATGTCATCTCATCCGAGTACCTTAACTGGATGGAAAACACTCTCAAGTCGGCTGGCGTGGACACCCTCGCCGCACGAAACCACTTTGACGCTCTTGAAAAGGCTCAACTTGGTGGATTTGACAACCCCGACGCTGTTGATGGTGCTGACTACTTTGGTGGTCAAGTCCGTGGCCGTGGACAGGAGAACGGTTCTCCTTCCACTGGTGCAATCAACGCCATTACCGCCTCCGGTGGCAAAGAGCCAGCCGGTGCCATGGGTGCCGCATCCTTGGCTAAGGGCTACCTCAACTCCGAAAATGTGAGTGACTCTGACATTGAAGCCGCTTACGAAGTGTACAAAGCCGCCGCTTTGGAACAGCACTTCCGAAACGACCTTGAAGGAAACTTTTCTTCTCGCTTCAACAACGAGATGGAAGTTGCAAAGGCTGAGGCTGAAAAAGCCGCCTTTGACGCACGGGCACCTCTTACGGAAATCGTGAAGTCCATTGAGGCTCTTTCCGAGCGCATTGACAACATTGGCGCAGGAGCAGGCACGACCATTCAAAAGTCGGCTTCCAACATTGACATTCCCTCAACGCAAGACATGGCAAACATGGGGTGGGACGAAGTTCACGCCCTTGCACAACGCACACTGCGTGGAGAGTGAAACACAACTGAGGTGAACAAAAATGGCAAGAGATTACATCCGAAACATTACTGACATGGAACGCTACTACTACGGTGCTGGCAACGCTATGGGCTACTCCTACTCCGGTAGCGAGTTGCTAAAGGCTGACGCACCAATGTTGTCCACGACGGCTGGTACCTACCAAGCCATCTACGGACGCAAGGTTTGGAGCCAGTTGAACCAAGAGTTCAACGCCTTCTCCATCCTTCCAAAGCGACCTTGGGAACGAAGTGGCTGGCGAGTCATCACCGAGCGTCCTTCCTTCACGGTTGGCGGCGGTGTGGCTGAAAACGCTACTCTCCCCGACACCACCAAGCCAACCTTCCAGCACATTGCCGCCAAGCCAAAGACTGTGGTTCACACCTTTGACATGAGCGAAACTGCAATGTTCCTGTCCGACAAGGACGATGGATTGGGCGACATCCGTGCAATCCTTAAGGAAGAAATGGGTAAGCACCACGCTGAGCATGTCAACCGAATGCTCACAACTGACAAAGGCACCGCCGCAGGGAACGATTTTGAATCCCTTGACCGTGTCACTGTTGGTGCTTCCGCATCGGGCAACGAGGACATCTACTCCATTGACCGCAGTGCAAACTCGTGGTCGCTGGCTGAGCACAACGAAAACAGTGGTACCGACCGCAACTTGACACTTGACCAACTGGACGACCTGTTTCAGAAAATTTGGACTCGTGGTGGCAACCCGAAGGTCATCCTTACGGGCTACGACACGCTCATGCGACTTCAACAACTTCTCCAAAGTCAACAGCGATTCATGGAAGAGAAGCGTGTCACTCCTACCTACAACGGTGTGAAGGGTGTTCCCGGTGTTGAGGCTGGTTTCATCGTGGCTACCTACAACGGTGTCCCAATCATTCCATCCAAGGACATTCAGACTGACACCATCAGCCGAATGTACTTCCTTGACACGGACTATGTGTATTTCAGCACTGCAATTCCTACCCAATACTTTGAGAGCGGTATTGAAACTGGCGACCCATTCGCTATCAACCGCCTCGGCCAAGAAGGAATGTACCGTACCATGGGTGAACTATGGACGACTTTCTTTGGTGGACACGGTTCAATCCGTGACCTCAAGTGAGGGTGGATTCAACAACTACAAAAGGAAGTGAAAAAACATGGCAACAGAAACAAAAACGCAAAAAGGCTTGACCATCTCATTTGATGACGGCGATTTCTCCACTGGAACTGTTTCGGTTCTTTTGGACTTGGATATGCGAACCGGAACCCCCGTTGATGAAACGGATTGGTTGGATGGCAACGCTGGTGGCTCATACCCCGGTACTCTCACTGGTTTCAACGCAAAGAACACTGACGGAAATGCGGCAGGTAGTATGCGAATGGTAACCGTTGGGTTCACCTTGGCAGATGCCGCTGAGCAAGTGCTGGTTCTTACCGCAGGTGCATCAAAGATTGTGGGTGTCATTGGCACCACCTTCGCTGTGGCTGACAAGACCCTTTCCGCTACTTTTACCAACACGGGGTTGGCTCCTGCCGCAAAAACTGGCGGCTCAGACCCATCCATTGTTCTCCACGGTGAAGCAGGCGGCGCAGGGACGGTGACCGTAGTTCTGCTGAACTGAGGATGATTTGAATGCCTTCCATAACCTACCTCGGCCCCTTCTATGAAAGGAGGCAACCGCATGGCCACGGCTCGTGGCTTCGTGGTAAAGAGGAACAGGTCACACAAGAGTGGTTGAATGAGTGGCGACACCGCCTACCCATCACACATTTTCGTATTGAAGGAGATGAAGGAGTCACCGTTGACGGTGGCAATGACGGCATCCCCGACAGCGGTTGGTCACGAAAGGACATCCTTAAGTGGCTAACCGACAACGGAGTTAGCAGGGGTAGCGGGTATCTTACGAAATCTGCCGCTCTCGCTCTTGTAGAAGGGCATTTGAATCCCACAGAATGAGGTGAAAAAATATGGCAGTATCTATAGACCAACGATTAACAGTGTTTGGCGACCGCTTGGTTGTCACAGGAACTTACGAAGCCGCAGACGCAACCATTGATTTGAGTGATTTTTTGGCTAACATTGACATGGCTGTTCTCACACCAATCGCCGCTGGCCCCATAAATTTGGAAGTTGGCTCAGCGGCAGACGGTAGTGATGCTACGCCTACTCAATTCCGAGAGTTCGCAACTGTGGCAAGTGGTTCAACGACCATTACCATCAACAAGCCCGGTGGGGCACATACCCCTCCTGTAGCCGCTACTGGCGGAACTTTCATGGCTATTGGTCGTCGCTCGTGAGGTGATTCCTCGTGGCTTCGCTGACCAAGATTGGTATCAAACTTGTCGGGCCATTCTCCCCAAAGGAGTTTACCGATAAGGCCACACTCCAATCAACCATTCAATCGGAAGTTCAAGCGATTAGCGACTCAAGTAGCACCAGTTCGGTGATTGACACCGAGGTGTTCCCTGTGTTGGGCAACTATTTCGTCATGGTGACCTATCAACAAGCATGATGTTGAGGGGTCATGATGGGGTTTGATGTCCGAAGCATTGACATGAGCGATGTGGTTCGTGCTGGTAAGCAAGGCCGTAAGGCTGACTTTCAGTACGGTAGTGAAGTGGTGTCCAAACCTCAACATCCCCTTGAAGGTGTGACACAGTCTCAACGCAACCGCAACCAAGAAATAGGTGACATCCTTAACATTGGTTCAGGTACACGCTGTAAGCACTGTGGTTTCCTTCACTTCTTGTGGAGAGCAACTTGTGGTGCTTGCGACAAACCGATGGAATACAATTTAGGACACCGTGATGAAAAGAAGAGGCTGTGAACATGAAGGTACTCATCAAAGCAATGCGACCACACCGACAAAAGGTGTTGACAGAAGACGGTCAAGAGATGCGTCTGCAACAATGGGCAAACAAAACGGCATCAGCCGCTCTTCGTAGTGCTGGTGGGGATGCCGGTGGTGAGCAATTTTCACAGGCTCGTGACGCTCTTATGCGTGAGGCTGTAGCCAACCCCGATAAGCATGGCCTCAAATTCATGGGCGAGCGTATGCCCTTTGAGGGTCAAACCTTAGAAGAGTCGCTGAGCGAACCTGATGTTGAGGGCGAGCAAGCCACTGTTGACCAAGAGTTTGCCCCGGAGAAGCCCGAAACGCCCGACATTTTTGACGAGCAGGGCAACCTTCGCCAAACGCTTCCGCAAGAAGAGAAAAAGGAGTTTGAACCCGATGCTGAGGCTGAACACCTTCGTCGTATTATGACTTCTCGTGATGTTGCTATTCGTGACGCTTGGAGTGTACTAAAGTCGTGAGGGGGTTTGATGTATGCCAGTAGTGTTCAGTCCCGGTGAGCCGGAAACCCGGCCTCTTGACCCGTCTGCTGTTGCGTACACCACTGCCCAACGAGTCGCTGATTTGCTGGACATTGGCCCGCAAGACGCTATTCTCATGAGTGCTGACGCTGATACCGACGCTGTGTATGTCACAGGCAATGAGTATCGTCAAGTCGGTTTTAGTGTAGGCGACAAAATCCGTGTGTACAGTGATGCTGACCCACTGGGTGAAGAGGAGTTGACCATCACTGCCATAGGCAAGGGCACGGGTGGTAAGTCGGGACATGTCAAAATCACCTTTAGTGGAGCAACGCTGACAGCATCGGACTATCAAGTGGCTGACAACGGGTATGTACAGAACAAAGCCTCGTTTACCAACGGGCGTGTTCGTGGTATGACCAAGGCAAAGGTAGAGCATGTGATTCTCAAAATGCAAGACCGCATTGACAACATGACCCGCAACGCATGGCGACCGTATTTGGTGTCGGCTGAATACATCAACTTTGACACTTACAAACCGTACCGTCGCAGGTACTACACGGATTATGTCGGTACAGCACCTCTTTTGTTCCGAAACATTCAGCAAATGCTACGCATTGAATTGTGGCAAGGTGATGACTATCGTGAAATTTGCGGGGCTGAGGCTCGTATCAAAATAAATGATGTGTCAAATCTTTCATCAGCAAGTATCTTCCTCTCACCCGGTAACGGTAGCGTTGCCACGCTCGCTCAAGGTACGGGTGCAGGCCAGTGGCGTGACGACTTTGACGCTACTACAGTAGCGCAAAACCTCGCTGACCTCATCAACAAGGAGGACAGAGTGGACAAAGCGGCTGTGAACTTTCTCTTTACTCCAACTGATGCAACCACCACATTTACCTTGGAGGGTAGCACAAATGCTGTAGCAGTTCACAATGAGTTCTTAGCATCAGCCAACAGCGACTACGGCACAGGCGTGGTCAAGGTCACCTCTATGCGACCTGTGAAGGCTGGTGAGGTATGTAGCATTGTCACCACTTCAAGCGACATTGAACTTGACCAAGTGCAAAACAACAGCACGACATTCACAAGTCTTGACAGCACGACCATCAATGTAGCCTCCACCACAGGGTTTGTGAACGCTGGTGTTGCCATTGATGCCAGTGGTGATGTTTTCTGCTACACAGGGAAGACCGCTACTTCCTTTACGGGATGTACGATAGTTTCAGCAGGTAGAGCATTGAGCGACATCGCAGGAACAATTACTCAGCAATCGTTCCTCGTGGATTTGCAGGGCGGTAGCGGTAGCGGCGATGTAGGTCGTTTGCGAGACTGGTGGATTGACCACGAACTCGGCATTGTTTACTTCAACAACTCATATCCCTTCTTTGAGTTTAACGCCATCAAGGTGGCTTACATCTACGGTGAGCGGTATGTAGAGAAAGCCATTGAGGACATCTGCACTAAGATGGTAGCCATTGAATTACTGCTGGCTGACGACCGTAGTGTGTTGATTCCCGAAGGGACGCAGAACATTGACCTCGCCAGCAAGGTACAACTGTACCAAGCCGAGATTGAGCGAACACTACCAAAGTACATTGAGATGGTGGTGTTTGAGTGAACCAGCGTGATTTTGAGCGTGAGGGTGAAAACATTCATCAGCGTTTGATTGAAGAGGTTTTCAAGAAAGACAAGCAAATGCAGGCGCAGTTCCGTGAGCAATTCACAACGCAACCCGCCGCCTTTCGTGAGCAAATGGAGCGTGTTGAGGCTGGTGCCAAGGGATTTACCATGCAAGATGGCGTGGCCATTAACAACAAGACCGGAGAGCCAGCCAGTGAGGTTGAAAACGAACTCATTCAAGACGCTACTGACAAAGCCATGATGCGTCAAAACCCCGACCTTGAGCGATTCAACATGCGTCATGACAACGGCTTTTTCATCCCTATTGATTATAAGAAAATCATTGAGAAGGAGGGGCTGTGATGGTCGCTACATGGAAAGAGGGTTTGGAAGTTCTCATTGACCTTTTCCAAACCGACTGGAACCGAGGCAACACCAGCAACTACCGGCCTGTTGTGCTTGACATCGCTGACACCACAGCCGAGAAAGGAAAGCGTCTTGACTTGGACAAGCACGATTATGTCCTCCTGTACGAGACAGCGCACAACGAAGAAGCACC